AGAAAAACGAAGGCGAACACGAAGAGGAAGAGGAAGAAAAAGAGGAAGAGGTCAAAGAGGCCGCTCCTGTTACTCCTACTCCAAAAACGAAAGCTGGAGTTATTCAAGCAGCAGTCGAAATGCTTAAGAAAGCGAAAAAAGAAGACGCACAAAAAATGTTTGCTAAGTTAGTAACTATTGATGGCGAAGAAGATTCTATTAAATCAGCCGATGACGCATCAAAAGCAGTCAAAGGTAAAATGCCTGAACCTAAAGCGAAAGCTAAGGTTGAGTCAATTGATTTTGAAGAAGATATCGACGCAATCATCAAAGAAGAAGCTACACTTTCAGACGGATTCCGTGGAAAGGCATCTGCCATTTTCGAAGCAGTACTTACTAGTAAGTTAAGTGAAGAAATTGATAGATTGGAAGCAGAATATGCGCAAAATCTCGAAGAAGAAGTATCAGAAGTTCAATCTTCATTAGTAGAAAAAGTAGATTCATACTTAAACTACGTTGTTGAAGGATGGATGAAAGATAATGAAGTTGCAGTACAAAATGGTCTAAGGACTGAAATTGCTGAAGACTTTATGACTTCTTTACAATCAGTGTTTAAAGAACACTACATCGAAGTGCCAGAAGGTAAAGTAGACTTGGTTGATGAACTCAACGAATCAGTCACTGAGCTTGAAGAAACTTTAAACAAAACCACAGAAGATAATATCAGACTACACACTGCAGTTCAAGAATTTGAAAAGCAAGAAATTGTCAGAGAACAATCTTTAGGGCTTGCTACAACTGAAGCTGAAAAATTAGCTTCTTTAGTAGAAGATATTGAATTCGATAACAAAGAAACTTTTGAAATGAAAGTAAAAACTGTTAAAGAATCATACTTCAAATCTGAAGAAACTGAAGAAACAGTGGACGAAGTTGATAGTTTATTAGGCGAGGAATCTGTTTCAGAAGAAACCGTAACTGAGTCTATGGCTAAATACACACAAGCTATAACTAACTTTAAAAAGTAAAATAGGGGAAAACAGAAATGTTTAACGCAGACGCAAAACTTATGGAAAAATGGGGTCCTGTTCTCGATCACGAAGCAGCTCCAGAAATCCAAGACAGATACAAGAAAGCTGTTACAGCTCGCTTGTTAGAAAACCAGGAAATTGCCCTACAAGAAGAAAGAGCACAAGCACAAGGAAATTTTATTTCTGAAGCTGCTGCACCAAATAACATTGGTGGTGGTAATATTGGAACTTTTGATCCAGTATTAATCTCTTTAGTTCGTAGAGCAATGCCTAACTTAATCGCATATGATATCGCTGGTGTACAACCAATGAGTGGTCCTACAGGACTTATCTTTGCAATGAAAGCTAAGTACAGCACACAAGGTGGTACTGAAGCATTATTTAACGAAGCTGATACTGACTTCTCAGGAACTGGTACACATCAAGCTGATCCAACAGGATTAAGTGGTGTAGTAGATGCTGATACAGACGGTACAATCGCTGACGAAGCTGACACAGTGTCAACTCTTGGTACAGGACTTGCTACAAGTGCTGCTGAGAGATTGGGTGTTGGTGAAACTGGTGATGGTTCATACGGCGAAATGGCTTTTTCAATTGAGAAATCAACTGTTACAGCTAAGTCAAGAGCTCTAAAAGCTGAGTACACAATGGAATTAGCACAAGACCTTAAAGCAATCCACGGATTGGATGCTGAAGGCGAATTGGCTAACATTCTATCTGCTGAGATCCTTGCAGAGATCAACAGAGAAGTTGTTAGAACAGTTCTTAAAACTGCTAAAATTGGTGCTCTTCAAAATTCAACAGCACTATCTGGTGTATTTGATGTCAACACTGACTCAGATGGCAGATGGATGGTTGAGAGATTCAAAGGCTTAATCATGCAGATTGAAAGAGAATGTAATGTTATCGCTAAAGAAACAAGAAGAGGAAAAGGAAACTTTATCCTATGTTCTTCTGATGTTGCTTCAGCTTTAGCAGCTGCTGGTATGTTAGATTACACACCTGCTCTTTCAGCTAACTTAAATGTTGATGACACAGGTAATACATTTGCTGGTGTTCTTAACGGAAGAGTTAAAGTTTACATTGATCCATATTCAACTGTTGACTTTGTATGTGTTGGTTACAGAGGGTCTAACCCATATGACGCAGGATTATTCTACTGCCCATACGTTCCATTAACAATGGTTAAAGCCGTTGGTGAGAACGATTTCCAACCAAGAATAGGATTCAAAACCAGATACGGAATGGTCGCAAACCCATACGTAGCTGCAGATGGTGTCGGTTCAGATAGATCTAACCAATACTTCAGAATCTTCAGAGTAGACGACATTATGGTGTAAGCCAGAGTTTAACACTCAACTTAAAGGGGAGCTTCGGTTCCCCTTTTCTTTTTGTATAAATACATATATGGCAACATTAACTACAAACAAAAACTTTTTAAGCCCAGTCGGGTTTCAATTTAAAATAGATACTCTATATCCTAACTTGGAATATTTTGCTGTGGGTGGTACATTACCCTCGCTCAATTTAAGTCCAATTGAAACACCATACCGTGGTGTGAATTTATCATTTACAGGAGATAGATTAACCTTTGATGATTTAGCATTGAGAGTCAATATTACAGAGGATATGGAAACATACACTGAAACATTTGATTGGATGCATAATCTAGCTCAAGCAAATAATGCTGAAGATTTTAAGGTCGATGCAACATTATTGATTCTTTCATCACATAATAATGTTACAAAGGAAATAAAATTTAATGGAGTATTTCCAACAAGTATGAGTGCTGTCGAGTTTGATGCACAATCTGATACTGTTGAATATGCTCAAATGGATGTAACCTTCTCATATACCAATTTTGAATTCGTATAAATAAGTTTACAAATACCATAAAATGTGGTATAATATACATTATGAATAATTTAGAATCAATAATTGAAATGTGGAAAAAGGATAGTGTTATAGATGAAATGGATCTAGGGAACGCTTCCAGAGAATCCGCCAAACTACACTCCAAATACCTAGAATTATATTCAGTCAATAAACTTCGTTTAAAGAAGCTTGAACTTGAATTTAAAGTACTTTTGCGTGATAAATTTAATCACTATAATGGTAAACTATCTCAGCAAGAATTAGATACAAAAGGCTGGGACTATGATCCTTTAAATGGTCTGACTGTATTAAAAGGTGATATGGATAAATATTACGATGCAGATCCTATTATACAGGAACATCAATCCAAAATAGCTTATACTCAGGAAATGGTTGATACATTAAAAGAGATTATGGATAATATTAAATGGAGACATCAATCAGTAAAAAATGCAATTGAATGGCATAAATTTGTATCAGGTGCGTAATAAGATGTTTATTTGTATAAATAATATAAACAGAAAAGGTAATGCGACAACACTACCTTTCCCTAAACACAATTAAATTTAAGAGGAATTTAACCATGTCTAAAAGTATTTATACACCATCAGAACAATTTTGTAATGAACACTATTATCCTATTTCACATGAATCAGCACCTACTAATGCGATACTTTCAGGTTGGGGAGTTGGTGGATATATTTCTGATGAGTATTATAAAATACAATCAGAACAAAGAATAGGTAAGGGGAATCCATTTTACGGAAAATCACATACAACTAAATCAAAAAATAAAATGAGAAATCATGGTTATAAAAATCATAAGGCTGTATTATTAAATGGTATTACATATAAATCATGTAAAGAAGCTGCAACGGCTAATAATGTAAGTAAGAGTTGTATCTCAAAATATATCAATAATGGAAAAGCCAAGTTAGTGTAATGGAATCCCTTATTATCTCTAAACAAAACGAAAGCTTTCTACACATAGAATGTGAAAGGTCAGTTGAACAAGAGCTATCAGAACACTTCTGTTTCTTTGTTCCTGGTTATCGTTTTATGCCTGCATATCGCAATCGTATGTGGGATGGTAAGATTCGTTTGTTTGATCAGAGAAAAAAGACACTATATACAGGTTTATACAAATATTTAAAAGAGTTTTGCGAAACTCGTGGTTATACTATAGTAGCTGATAATAAAAATGGTAACCCAGATCCTTATGAACAATACGATAGAATAATAACCGACTGGCCACTTACGGCTGGTGGTAAAGAAATTACTCCTAGAGATTACCAATTAGACGCTTTACAGCATGCATTAGAACATAAAAAAAGTTTATTACTATCTCCTACCGCATCAGGCAAATCACTTATTATATACCTAGCCATTCGAACATTCCTTGAAGCACATGACTTAAATGTTTTATTAATAGTACCAACCACATCATTAGTTGAACAAATGTATGCTGACTTTGGTGATTATTCACAGACTGATGAATGGAATCATGAAGAGGAATGCCATAGGATTTATTCTGGTAGAGAAAAATATAATATAGACAAAAGAATTAT